GTTGACGTGTTGTGGCGTTGAATTGTTGTAGAATCTCAGTGATTTATGACTAAAAAGATACTTGAACACCTTTCTCTCACCTTTGAAGCGGTCTTTTAGACTTGTTAATATCAAATCATAACTATCCTGGTTCTCATGATGCCATATACGTTCTACAGCGATAATATTATCAGCCTTGTTTGGTATGTTATTACTTCCAGATATATCTAATTTGGTCAAGTTGCCCTCAGTAGCTTCTGCATCTAATTCGTCTTGATGCTTATTAGGATGGGCAATCAATATAACGTGAACATCATGTATTACAGCAAAATCATGACACATCTGCACAAAGTTTGATTGATCTGCATACTCCGATGATGCGCTAACCATTTGAGCTGACATCATATTGTCAATCACGAATAAATCACAGCCTTTTACTTTGGCTTTTTTCATGTCCTCAAATAGCAGCGTAGTGTTTTTCTTTACTTCAGCTTTGGTGTCAAACACGAATAATCTATCTTGATGCCATCGCTTTATCATATCAACTATCTGTGGTTTAAGTTCGTCAACATATCCATACTTAGTGCTCACAGACCTATAACAATCATTTTCACCGCCTATGATTTGCCTGTACAACCATTCCTGTATCTTATTATTGCCAAGTTCACCACTAAACAAGTAAGCCTTTTTCTTAGCGTTAATATGATGGGCTATAATCTGACTAGCTACGGTTGATTTACCTTCACCATTACGACCAAAGATGATTGTCAGTTCCTGGGGTTTTAAGTCAAACACATAAGAATCATAATCATAGAACCCTGTTTCTGTGGTATTGGTCATAATCTCTGAAATTGGCTTATATTTTACTTGATGTAATCCGATCAATAGTCATCACGCCTTTCTATTGGCATATCACTAACAACAGGCTTAAACTGTTTCTTGGCTTCCCCGTGTTCTTTCTTTAGCCACTTTCTAGCAGTCAAATTAAGACTTGTATAGCTTGTGTTCTTTTTGTAGTTCTCAATACTATCAAGAATATCATCAACTTGCTTTTTTGTGTATCCATCTGTCAACAGTCTTTCAAATTCTTCTAAAGACATAGACAAGTGCTTAAAGCTTCTGTATGTACTATTCTTATCTATACTACCCTTACCTAAGTCGTCCATTGGTACGCCAATTGGTATACCAAGAGGCAACCCTTGCTTATTGTCTAGCGTGTAAGCTTTATTTTCTTTAATAAAAAGCATATCTCTTTCTTTTAAATATGAAGTAGGCTTATATCGATCCTTACGCAAATAATTATGCATGAGCCAATGTTTAATTACCACAACGCCGTCATCAAATTCAATTATAAAATTCTTTGACTTCAATATGTCGTATTCATTTTTAGATGCTCCACACATACGCATTATTTTTCGGTATCCACCAAGAAAACCGTCATCATCTGCGTACATACATAAATGGAAATATAAGGCTTGAGTTGATAATGGCATGTCAAGAAAAAAATCTGATTCTGTTATTGCCTTACTAAACATTCTTCGCTCTGCCATGAGTTACTCCTTTTCTACAATGTCTTCATCATATGGAAATAGATCAGACAACAATTTTCCATTACCCGCTAATGTTTTTGCGTATTCACCATTAGTAACATATTTATAAGTTTCTAACTCTATTAGATTCTTATATTCAACATAGCTTACAATATCTTTTAAAAATTTCACTTCTGTTGGTATTTTACAACTCTTGCCAACGAGATATCCATAAATCGAATAATCACTGTAATCTGAAGATACTAGAACCTCTTTAAAATCACAAATATATCTAATTATTTGGCAAAGAGCTTTTGCGTCTATGTCATTAAGTTTTAACTCAAGTATGTAGAATTTCTTCTGCTCGTGGTTTACACCCATTATATCAACATACCCATTGCCAACTTGTACTTCAGACTCTAAATCATATATAGAATTTCCATCAATATACAAGTCTCCATATTCCATCATTATTTCTTGTAGCTCCTTCTCATAATTCAACACTACTTAACCCCCTTCTCCAAAACTGCAATAATCTCATTGTTCATTGATCTGTAATTGTCTTTCGCCTGTTTCTTTAGCTTGTCAATAAGCTCAATAGGAATATTTCTCACTACTGTGTCTTTAGTTTGCTTTAATCTTTCCATATTTACCTCCTTTTTGTTTATACATACAGTATAGCACATTTAATAATAATATCAATAGCATACTTACTAAATGTAGCCACAGCTACAAACTATTTTACCCATAATAAAAGCCCCTATATTTCAAGGGGCGTATAACTTGAGGTTATGTCTAGAAAGGAATATCGTCATCATCCATATCTGCGTCAACAAAACCTTGATCAGGTTTTTCTAATGGCTTAGTCTCACCCTTTTTCTCGGTAAAGTGTTGCTCCTCTGCTACAATGTCAGTTGTGTATATCTTGCGTCCTTCCTTTTCATAACTGCCCGTCTGAATCCTACCAACAACAGCAATCTGCATTCCTTTACGCAAGTATTTTTCAGCAAACTCGCCATTCTTCCCAAAAGCTACGATGTTAATGAAATCTGCTTCGGGCTGTCCGTCTTTCTTGAACCTACGATTAACGGCTAAAGAGTATCTAGCTATCGCCATCGGTTCGCTACTTTGGGTGTATCTGATTTCAGGGTCTTTTGTTAGTCTGCCAATTAAAATTGCTTTGTTCATTGATTGCTCCATTCTCGATATAGTTCGATAAAATCATCAAAGTTCATAGTTACTAGCCACTTCTTCCCGTTCTTCCGATGGAATACCATGGGCTTCTCGTGTTCTTTAGCATCGGTTTCAGCCTGTTCGACAGCTAGGTGGATGTTCAACCTCTCAACACGCTTACATTCGATGTGAACACCCTTTAAGCCTATCACATCAGCATCACCGTTAGCGCCACAAAATTGCTGTCCTCGTCTTGCATCGTATCCGTATTCTTGTAGTTTCTTAGCAAGCTCTCTTTCGCCACGCTTCCCCTTTTGGTTACTGTTCATCTTTCACCTCCTCACACTTGGTCGAATACTTGTTCGAATGCCATGTTCAAGTATCTGCATATCGCTCTAGCTGTGCCATAGCTGACGTGCGTATTTCTAGCAGCGGTAACAGTCGAAAGTGACATGTTGATATCGACTGACATTTCTTTACAGCTTATATCTAACCGCTTCATTGTGTCGGCTAGTGTTATAGATTGATACTTAACGCTCATAATACATCATTCTCCTGTCCGAATATTTCAATAAAAAATTCATGGTCATACATTCTTTCAAACTCCTTTTGTGCAAATCGCTTGACAAGTCTGTCCGTTTCTATATTCATATGAACACTATGCTTAGTGTCAAGATGCCAATGGGGTACTAGATATACTTTCATGCCCCATGTTTCAGACTTCTTCCGGTCATTCCCGAAATACACGTGATGAACTGCACAGCGTTCGGCAGGCATTTCCGTGAAGAAGCATGACTCATTCAAACATGGCGTGTATCCGTTCACCTTTTTAGGTGGATCAAAACGGTAATTTCTCGCTTTTCGTTTTTTTTGCTTTTTGGGAAACATCATACCAATTGCCATTTTGGTTCTAGCATTTTATATTCAAACCTAGCGACAGCCCATACACCTTTGTCACGAGAACGCAAAACACCATAAAAATCAATTTTATAGTCCTTTCCTTTAAATCTTGCTTGTCGGTTTTTTTGGGTTACCACTTTTTTCATAGCTTCTTCAAATGTGACGTATTCGATGACTTCTTCGAAAGTCCAATGAGAAATAGACCTCATAGTGAAACCGCTAATCCCTTCGTGGTCATATACTGTTTCTTTTTCTGAACACAACAGGCCCAATTTCAAAAAATATATTCCTTTTTCTGTATATCCACTATTTGTATGTCTGTACTTCTTACCTTCTTCTAATTCATGAAATTTCATTATACTCTTCCTTTCTTTGACTTGCTGCGGCAGTAGTCCATAAATTCGCCTTGACGGGCATATGTAGTACCCTTTGCTATCTCTATATTCTTCTTGTACTCAGCGTACTTTTCGCAAGTGCTGTGACAAGCTGTGTGCCTGTCTTCACAATCTTTACAAGGTGGCTTTGCGTATCTCGTTCTGTTGAAGTCACTCATTATTTACCTCGCATTTCATCGTAATACTTATCTTCTCTAGTTCCCATAGCGCTATCTACACAATCATCACACCATATACTAGATGTAACATCAAAGCCTGCGTCTTCAAATAATATCACCTGTTCTTCGTCTAGTTCTATTTCACATTTACAGCTTGCACATTTAATTATCATAGCTTCCTCCCACACATAGGGCAGTAGTTGATTTTTATCTCTTCGTTATCATTTTCTTCGAACCCAAAATAATTACAGTCTAAAATATAAAAACCTTCATAGTTGTCAATTCTTATATCAAAACAAGAAGTATCTTTAATTGGTTTGAATTTATCATTGCAATATTCACACATTATATCGTCAACCTTTCTATCTCACTAATTGGCATGGTTTCAATTCCTTGCTCCTTACACTCGTCTACTATATGCTGTATCAGTCTTGACATTTCAGCGCTGTTGTATCCACTTGAACCGTAGTATAAGCGTACAACGTCAAGCATTTCACCTTCAGGCTCTACTTGTCTTCTTATTTCTGAGAAATTGCCTACTCCCTGTGAGTCGTGATGTCTTCTTAAT